CGACGAGGAGGTAGGAGCCTCGCTCGATCTTGCCCTCATCGATGCCGTTCAGGAACGTCCTGAGCTGCCCCTCGGTGGCGTTCTTGCTCTTAAAAGCAGAAACCCCCAGATCCTTGAAGGAGCGGGGGTCGAGTCTGAGGTTGTGCTTGGCGACGTAGGCGTTGATCTTCTCGGTCTGCCGACGGAGGGAGTCTCCCTCCTCCTGCTTGATGGACGAGAACCGGATGTACCCGTAGGCGGTCGTCATGGTGGATACCCATGGAAGTGGTCACCTTCCATTTTAATCCAATATGCAAACCTTACTTGATAGGTTTACCTATTAGATTTCACCATGTGGTAAGGATCACTTACCCTGTGAGGCAATCTGCACCTTGGCATCCAGGTGCTTGTCGTAGGAGCGAACTCCAGCGTAGCCGAGGTAGCCCGTGCCGAAGAGCGTCATGAGCGAGTTTGGAATGCCCGACACCCAAGCGCTGAACGACACCTGCACCGCGTGAGCTTGGTCAGGCCACCAGATGCTCAGGATCGACAGTGGCAGACCGAACAGGATGATCGTGTAGATGACGTACAGGAAGCCAGGACGTGCACGCGAAGTCCACTTGTCAGCCGACGCACCTTCAGTGTTGATGGCCGACATTGCGGTCTTCATCTCTTCGAGGTTGGCGTCGATCTGCTTGAACTCGCCCTGCTGCTGCATGGTGAGGAGCTGCATCTGTGCAGCCGCCTTCTGAGACGGATCGGGAATGAGACGGTCGATCAGGTCTTTGCCGAGGTCAAAGACGGAAGACAGGCCTGTGAGGTCGAAAGACATGCGTATAGCTCCTATGGGTATAGGAGCTATTTAGGAAACGGTCACGACACTCCGAACTGACCGAGGATGACCTTCGAGATCACCATCATGACTGGTGTGCCGACGAACACAGCCGCGCTCCACAGCCAGTAGATCTTGTCGACCCGCTTTTCGAGGGCAGTCAGTCGAGAACGCGTCTCGACAAGCTCCTCGCGTGCTGTGTTTTGAAGCTCGCTGATAGCGATCTTGAGCTCGCGAAGCGCGATACCTTGGGTCTCGTCCATGTGCTTCAGTCGCTCCTCTACGCGAATGAGCCGTTCCCGGCTGTCTGGATTTTCTGTGGAACTGGTTTGGAATGTCATTGGTCTTGTGTCCTGGTGTGCAGTTCTCTATTTAGTCGTCGGTGTTCGTGTTGACGACGAAAGTCAGAGACGGCGGTGTGTCGATCATCAAGACGGGCTCCGATGGGAGGTTCACCGTCAATGGTGTGTCGGCCGTCATCTCGACCTTGAGAACTGGAGCTACAGGAACGCTGACCACGCTAGAGGTTGCGAACTTCACTTCCTTGTTTTGAACCTTCGGGTCATTGAGCTTTGACACGAAGTACGACAGCACCCCCTTCAGACCGTTGGCGACCCTGCGGTACAGCTCACTGATGGATGGCACACCCACAACAACTGCGTCCAGCTCAGTCGCGATCACCTTGAGGATGTTCGAGGACGAGGAGACAGCAGCAGCGTAGGACTTTGAGGCAGCCTTAGTGATGGACGAGAGCCCAACCGAGGCAGCAGAACGGGTCGTTGCGATGGCCTTCTGCAGACCGACAACGACCGAAGATGTAGAGACGAGGCGCTTGAGCGATGCCTTGACGACGGATGCGACGTTAGAGGACGAGGCAAGCAGCGTGAGCGCGCGAGTCTTGAGCAGCGATGCGACGTTCGAGAGAGTGACTGACTTCACCGAGGACACGAGCTTCTTCAGGCTCGTCACGTTCGAGGTGGAAGCCGTGCGGAACGTCGACAGCGCCTTCGTCAAGCTCGACACTCCTGCAGCTGTGGCAGACCGAGTGGCACTTACTGCCTTCGAGACGCTGCCAAGTCCAGTGCTGACCGCTGTGAGCACCATGAGCCTGACCTTCTGCTGTGCGATGCTGGCAGCGTTCGAGCATGACGCAGCAAGCGAGCGTGCAGAGGCCTTCACGACCTTAGCTACGTTTGAGGCAGAGGCCGACAGCGCGTGTGCGGTCGACTTGAGGGCGGTAGCTGACGATAATGCGGTTGCAGAAAGCGTGCGCCCTGCTCCCTTCACGATGGTCGACACGTGCGAGCCAGATACAGAGAGGCCCTTCAGTGCTGCTTTCGCCATCGAAGACGCATTCGAGCCAGTAGCGGACAAGGTCTTGCCGGGCGCACGCACGACAGACGCGGCGGCTGAAGCCGAGCCCGTCACGACGCGGCTCGCAGCCTTTAGGATCGATGAAGTAGCTGATGCTGTAGCGCTGACTGTCTTGCTCGCGGCCCTAGCCACTGACGCAGCAGCGGTAGCAGATGCTGCGCGAACCGCACTCACACCCCTACCTAAAGTTGACGCGCTACCAGCCGTCGCAGAAAGAGTCTGCGTGTAGGTGGTGCCTGCACCACTACCAGATGCGAGCAGAAGCAGGAAGGACATTTAGACCCCCATGCCCATGAGCATCATGCTGTTGACGGCTGGTGCGGTGCCGAACGAAGCAAGTGGATCACCAATCTCAAACGTCGCAACAAAGTTCGACGCAGCGCCACCAGCATCCGTCCATGCCGCAGCCGCTACACCTGGCACCACCGCCGCACTCTGAAAGCCAATGCCGCCGGCGGCACCACCTTTCGTTGCAACCGTCGTGTACGAGGTTGGCGGCGTGACCGTACCGAAACTTGACAGCGATAGAAAGTTAATTGAGTAGGTTGAGTTCGACGCTTGAATAAGCGAGGACAGCGACGACGTGGTACCAGCCGTCATCTTCTTCTGCAGGACTGGGCTTGCAGCAGTTAGGCCGCTCACTTCATCGCAACATTGGGCGATAGTTGGGTTGCTGCCAGACCACGTAAACGAAACGGCTGCAGTCGTTCCAGACGTGCAGTAACCGCCATACACGAAATTTGTGCCTGACGAGACGAGCAATGCGAACGTCGTACCTGTCATCGTCGGAGTTCCAGTGACGGTAGCTCCAGCGATCATCAACAGGTAGTAGTTGCCCGTGGTACTAGCGAACGTTGACGTCGTGACCGTGCCAGTGGAACCAGTCCACGTGCTACCGGTAGCCGCCAGCTTGTTCGCGTAAGAGATCGTCATGCTACTGACCTCTTACGAGTTCTTCACGTACACGGCGTTGATGTAGATCGACGCGACCGACGTACCGCACGCGGCAGTCCACGCGACGTTAGCTGTCGTGGCTGGCTTCGGTGGGTTGAAGTTGGTCGTCAGACCACCACCACCAGGAACGTTGTAGACGTAGGACTTCGTGCCGTCAGACAAAGTGACCGTTGTCGCGGTGGCAGAGCCATTGGTGATCGTGAGGTGCGTCAGGTCAGCGAACACTGAAGCGCCTGGAGCAGTGACGACGGTAGTAGCGGTTGTCGAGGACGTGATGGTCGTTGCTTGAGTAGCAACGAGGTCGCGAGCGTGGCCTTGCACGACCACTAGACGCCCCATCTTGTCGGTCATGATGTTCGACACCTGACCGTCGGTTACGGCTGTTGGGTTGGCTGTTCGGGCAGTGCCACCAAGACGGAGAGGGTTGGCAGCAGCCGTGGAACCTGCTGCAGTAGTGCCGCCTACTGCCAGTGTTCCTGTCAAACCACCTGTGAGCAGTGCACCACCGTTGAGCTGCGAAACGTTCACAGCGCCAATCAGATTGGTACCTGCCGGAAGCGGCGTGTCTAGACCGATCAGACTTACACCTGTGGAACCATCGAGAGTGACCGCTGCAGTGCCAGACGTGTGGACAGAATGTCGCGCGCGGAAGACGTTTAGGCCCGCGATGTCCACAACCCACTGTCCATTGGCAGTTGTAGATGTGACAGGAGTGCTTGTGGTAGGCGGCAGCGCGTTAACGCTGAAGAAGTTCACGCCATCCACACTGCCTTCGAACACGATGGTGCCAGCCCACGTGCCGGTGATCTGCACGTAACAGGTGCTCAGCGGGCCGCAGGGGTTCAAAGAGTTCGATTGACCAGCAGCTGTGAAGTTGCTGACCACATTGATCGCAGGCGTTCCAGTGGCGAGCAGGAAGTTGTTCGAGCTATCGATCGAGACGCCCACCATTGACGCACCAGTTGAGTCAGCGAGAACAGTTACTGGCGTCTTGTAGGTGGTGTTGTCGACTGTCTGGATGACATCGCCACCCGTCATCGAGTTCAGGGTTGTGTTGTTTGACATGGCGTTCCTTAGGAGCTGAGGTCAACGCCAAAGCCGCGACCCTTGTAGCGGCAGAACGTGAGAGCTTCTTGTTGGTCGAAGTCCGGCAGGTCAACAACTTCTGCAGGAAGCGCAGCCCACTGAGCCGCGTTCAGAACTGGAAGGTCTGAGTTCGAGGCAATCGCAGCCTCGAAGGAATCGAGGATGGGAGTCATTAGGTGTACTGAACCTTGGACGTGATCTGCAGTGAGTCACCAGTCAGCAGGTTGACTACAGGGAACGTTGCAGACAGGAACATGTTGCCGGTCGTGGATGCATCGAACAGACCAGCCTCATCGACAGCACGCGAGCCAGTCGCGGTGATCGTCTGGACAACTTGATAGGTGTCGTTCGAGTTCGTCGTGGTGACTGTCGTGCCAGCGTTCGTGCCAGAACGGCCTTCAGTCAGCTCGGTCGAGAGAGCGGTGTCGCCGACTGCAGCGGTACGTGCAGCGCCGGTAGCGCCAGTGCCGAGAGCGAGGTACTTTGGTTCTGCCTGAGCAGGAGAAGCGCCGAGAAGACGCTTTGCGGTGATGCCCTTACCAACAGAGGTAAGAACGGTTGCGGTGCCGAAAGCCATTAAGAGGACTCCTAGTTGCAGGGTGTCCTCTATTTAGTGAATGGCCTTAGCGACTGAACATCCGCATGAGCCGGTGTGCCCAGCGCCGCAGCGGGTTCCGGTGGTAGTAGGCGATGACGCCCAGGTACTCACGGGTGCCGTCAGCGCGAATGACCACGGCCTCCATCTCAGCCTGTTTGACGTTGGATGACGCTTCCATTCTCATCGCGTTACCTCACGGGAGATGTTGAAGGCACCCTTGACAGGGCGGGAGACGTTGCCAGAGGCATCCGTCAGCTCGATGTCGTAGACGTAGTTCGCGGTGTCACCGAGGAAGTTGATCGCGGTTGTATCTGCAGGAGCCAGAACGAGACGGAAGATGCCGGACGACGGCGTGTCGACGACGATCTTTCCATTGGCTGTCGAGGCGTCAAGCACGTCGCGCTGATCGTAGTCGATGCGAACCATCATCGAGAACGTGCAGCCGGTCAGGTCGAGCGGGGTGTACGGGTTCGTCGTGGCGTTGTACGGGAGGGTCTGGTTGGTCAGGACGTTGAGCAGAAACGACTGGTTGATGGTCGTTCCCTGGTCGATATTGAGGTCGATGGTGACTGCTGACATGCGGTTCCTTTGTCTGTGCGGCTATTTAGTGCTTAGGCCTGGCAGGCGCACTCAACGGACAGTGATCAAAGTGATCCAGACGAGGTCGCCGATACGCCTGCACCGTTCAGAGTCAGCGTCAGAGACGCTGAGCTGGTCTGCACCTTCTGGAACTCGACGTAGATGCGGTACGAGTGGTTGGGAAGCAGACTGCCACGGAAGCCAGACGCGTACACATCATTCGAGTTGAAGATGTCCAGCAGCGCTCCGAACGCGTTCAGGCCCGTGTTTTGGTACACAAGCGAAGTCTTGGTGCCGCCAGGAACGTCCGCACCTGTCGTCACGTCGTACAGGCGAGTTCGAGCAAACACCTGCAGCGTGCCACCAGTCACCACTGAGCTGATCGTGTAGTAGGCGTACGACGACACTGTCACGAGACAGTCGCTACCGACCCCAGGTGCCGTGAAGGAGGCATGCCCTGCCTCGTACCAAGTGTTGTAGGCCGAAACGGTTGCGAGGACACTCGACGAGCCTGCCGACACACCAGCACTGCCAATGGACGGTGGGGCGGTGACATCCAGCGACGTGATGTACGTGACTGCGTAGTCAGCACCAGTGCGTTGCAGGCCCCATGAGTCGGCCGAAGAGGAGCCGACCGTGAGGGTGTTGTCAGTGTTCGCGGCTGACAGTGCCGCGAAGAAGTTTCGCTGAGCAACCAGACCTGCTGTGCTGTACGAACGATCCCATCCATCGCCCGAGGTGCCATCACCGATCCACGCCACAAAAGTGCCAGCAGTGGTGGTCGCCTTTGCCTTGAGCTGCATTACAACCGCTGTGACGGTTGCGGTCGATGGAACGCCCAAGTCCCCAAGATTGAAGTGCAGCAGGTTTGCGAACTGGTTCGTACCGGAGACAGTGACCGTGGCGTACGAGGTGTCATCGACACGAGCGTTGTCAGGGTTCGTCCAGGCGTACGGTGACGTGGTGCTCGTGTTGGTCGTCTGCGTGATGGTCGACGTGAAGCTCTGCAGGCCCGTGCTCGTTGCTACACCTGCAGCCGTCGTGTAGTAGACGTTCGCCTGCACGTTCTGCACCGAGACTGTGCCCGTAGGGCCGTACCACTCAAGCACCAAGTACAGCGCGTTGAAGTTCGAGCCCAACTGAGCGGTCGGGTACGTGGCTGAGAACGGGCCTTTGACGCCGTACTGGTTCACTGACCTCACCCAGTAGTACCGGAAGCTTGCGAGCACGCTTTCGTTGTAGCGGTTCGTCGAGACGGTTGCCAGCTGCGAAGCTGTCGACAAGTCGCAGACGGTGTCAGACGACCAGACCTCATACGTTGTCGCATCAGGCATCAAGTCCCAGCTAAGCGATGACACTGCAAGATGGTAGGCGCACAGCACATTGGTGACTTGCGCTGGTGCAGTAGGAACAATGTTGAGGGTTGCCATGAGTTAGGTCGCCGTGATTGTTGTAGTGAGGTCTGCGTTCGGAAATGCAATCAAGCGCACCGTGTAGTTGCCTGGGTAGGTGGTCGTGAGAGCGAACGAACCAGACGTTTCGACCTGATCTGGAATGGAGTCGATCGCAGCAGGAAAGCTGTCGAAGTGAATGGTCGTCGGGTTCGGCAGACTTGAGATCGACGCAGAGCTGACCCCATTAGCGGTGATGGTCGACGTCGACCACGTGCTAGAGAGGGTCGTCTTAGCTGTGAACGTCGGCGTGCTCGTCAGGTCAACGTACCAGTCGGATGTGTTTGGGATCGCTGTGATCGCAAGGTAGCTGCAGCCGGTCGGGGTGCTGGCAGCGATCTCAGCCGGTTCGCTCGTCATGAACAGGCGAATCTCGCCAGTAGTGGAGTCGTAGATCGCGTAAGGGGTCGTGCTCATTTCTGGTACTCCACCATCGAGATAAAGCGCATGCCGGTGTAAGGCAGTGCAGTGAAGGAAACACCGACGGTGTTCGAGTTGTTGGTAGGCGTGTAGCTCTGCGTCTGCGTGGTAGCGAAGCACACGTCGTAGTACAACGTGACCGCCGTACCTGGGGAGCCAAGCGACGTGTCATCCAGGATCGTGATGGTCTGTGCGAGGCCAGCGACCGTCGTCGGTGGTGGGTTGGAGGTGCCCTGCGCACCGACCCAAGCGTTAGGAGCCTGGTAGTCGGTAGACCAAATGACCGTTGCAACGCCGTTCACCACTCGACGCACGTAGAGCGCGTTGTGCCAGAGGCCAGACGACGAAGCGTTGCCTGACACACCCGTGTACGTGTAGACCCATGATCCAGCGAAGCCGACGAGGTTGATTTCGCGAGCGCCGTAGCAGTACGTGGTGTAAGAGCTGGTCTGAACAATCGGCCAGACCTGCGTGACGTTGTAGCCAACTTGCGAGTAGACGGTGAAGGTGTTGTTGGTGGCCTGATTGAAGTACGTGTTGCGCACCTGACAGACCGCACCACCGTTGATGGCCTGCGTCGTGATCGCATTGGCAGCGATGTTGTTGCCGACAATCGTGTTGGCTGCGATGTTGTTGCCGACAATGGTGTTCGCAGCGATCTCATTCGAGGTGATCGTCGCAGCGAGGATCTTGCCTGCCGTGATCGTGTTGGCAGCAATGTTGCCGCCTGTGATAGTGTTGGCAGCGATGTTCGAGCCGGTGATCGTTGCAGCCGCAATTTGACCGGCTGTGATCGTGTTTGCGACCATGTTCGAGCCAGTGATCGTCGTGGCAGCGATGTCGGAGCCAACGATGGTGCCCGCGACGATCTGCGTTGACGTGACCGAGTTCGCAACGAGGTTGCCGCTCGATGGGTCGATGGCTGCGATGGCTGTCTTGGCTGCGGTGACAGCGTTTGCCGCGATCTGCGTCGTGCCAATCGTTCCAGTGATGCTCACTGCCGGGACAGCCGTCGTCCATGCACCTGAGTGGTAGCGGTAGAGCTGACCGTCAGTGGTGTTGTAGTAGAAGTCGCCTTCAGCGCCTGCACCTGGAGTGGATGCGTACGAAGGAATGCCGGCCGACGCAAGAGGCGTAGCGCTGAACTGCGAAGACAAGTTCAAGCCAGCGCCAGCGTAGTCCTTGCCGAACGTGTCGTACGAGGCGATCTTCAGGTAGTGGACGCCTGAGCCGAGCTGCTTGATCATGAGCAGGCTGCTTGAGCCGTCGTAGACCAAGTTGGCAGAGGATGGCGTGAAGCCGTTGGTGAGCGAGGCCCAAACCAAGATGCCCTTGTAGTCGATGTCGGTTGGCAGCGTGAGCGACACGACGATATTGCCGATGCCGCCCGTCACAGAGACGCCAGAAGGAGCTGCAGGCGCTGCGTTCGTGAAGGTCTGCGACGTTGCAGTGACGAGGTTGTTCAGGCCGTCGCGTGCGATGACATCGATGCGAACCGAGCGGATAGGAACGTTCGCGTTGTCAGCGAGGTTCTTCGTGAACGTGTACGTGTAGGTTGCTGAAGCACCTGGAGCAACGGGGTCAATCACCTCAGTGCGGAGCAGCGTGCCACCTGTCGTGTAGACGTTGACAACGAAGTCCTTCAGTGCCGGGTTCAGGTTCGCGTTGGACGTGGGATTCGTCCACTGCACGGACAGGTCTGGTGTCGTGAAGGTCGTGCCACCACCAACGGCAATCAGGTTCGTGACCGCATTGATGACAGGCGTTGTCGTACCGGTGAAGTCGACGCCGTAGGAGCCGGAGCAGACAGGTGACTGGACGCCGTAGGGTGAGATGCCGTAGACGTTGATGTCGTACTGACCCTGCTGGACGTTCGTGATGAGGAACGAGGTCTGACCGACGTTCTGCACCTCAGTCCACGTGTCACCTGACTTCCGCCACTGCACGTAGTAGTGGTCGTTGTTCGTGCCAGCAGTCCAAGAGACCTTGAGGTCACGGGTAACTGTGTCGATGGCAGACGCAGCTTGGAGCACATACGTCAGACCAGTGACCGCACCAGGGACGATCTTCTCGCCCTGCGAGCTGAAGTAGACCGGAGCAGGAACGCTGACGCCGGTCTCAATGCGTGCGTACTTCGTAGGGTCGTACTGGATCGCGGTGACATCGAACCAGTAGCCCGTGTCGTCGGTCACTTCCTTCACGTCGGTGACGCGGTAGGTCTGCGGCGCGATGGTGTTGGACAGCAGGAAGTCAGCGCCTGGGGTCACAGCCTGCGGCAGCGTTGCCGAAATGGTGACCGTTGAGTACGTGCCTACTGTGTTCGTGATCGTTGCGGTTGCGAGCGTGATGCCGTCTTGCAGACGAATCATCAGCGTGTTGGTGCCGCTTGTGACTGTGATTGGGCGGTCAAGGTTGACAGTCACAAGCGGCACCAA